TCTCTCTCTCTCTCTCAACTTCTCTAATCTTATCACGTCAGTCAAGGTAGTATCGCTGCGCGATCTCCACCCTGACTTGCCGTGACCGATGAGTTCAGTTGAGTAGACACGATGTCAGGCTCAGTAACAATAAAGTAATAAGATATGAACGACGAATACACAGAAGAACGCAGACAGTGGGTACTTGAAATGCAGGTAGACAAGTGGGCAGAGCAGTACCACCAAGAACAGTTCGATAAAGACCACGCAGAGGCTCTTCAAAAGAACGAGACTTGGGATTGCCTGCAGGGCATACTCGATGACGGTGATCTGGCGGATGCTCGCTATGCTCGCAAGGCTATCGCCAAACTTAGACGAAACTGGTTCTTCCAGGCTTTCGCACGAGAGTAACAACGGGCTTCGGCCCATTCAAACAGAGCTCGCCATACTCGCAAGCGTTGAGGGATCTTACTATCCTCGGTGCCTAGCGGCACTGTCGGTCGTTGCAGTGGATGCTCGCCATGCTCGCGTAGTCCTCCCTGCGGTCGGATTGGCCTCGCTACGCTCGGCCCAAAGCAGCGTTCGCCATGCTCACAAAGGGGGGGAGGGGGTCAAAACTTTTTCCGACTTGGGTCAAAAAATTCATTAACTCTCTATTTTAAAAATAATTTACTCATGGGCCATGTTATGTTGTTATTTAGAATAATTCTAATTATTGTCTTGACAGTAATAATGTGTTGTTATTTATCTTGATATATGAGTAAAGGAAGTCGTGATAGAACCTCTAATCGTGTTGCTTACGAATCTAATTATGAAAACATTTTTAATGTTAAGGAAACAACATCATTACATAAATTTGCAAACAATTTGGGGTTTTCGTTTGAGGGTGGATATTGGCATAGCGATACCGGTTTTATAACCGAGTATCAAATGAAGGAAATGTATTTTGATTTAAGCAGAAATTAAATGAGCNTANTTNAAATTATAACTATTTTAATTGCGATAGAAACCGGTGGACATCCTGATCCTGTAAATGCAGTAGGGGATGGCGGGAAGGCTTTGGGCATTTTGCAAATGCACAAGGCTTATGTTGCTGACGCCGCAGAACACGCTAATGTTGATTGGACTCATGTTGACGCACTAGATCCGTCAAAGGCAAAAGATATTTTTTTAGCATACATGAGTAGGTATGCTAAGATAGAGCGTAAACCCAATGATATGAGCTATGAAGAATTTGTTTCGAGGATTCACAACGGTGGTCCACTGGGTTATAAAAAGAAGTCAACAATTTTATATTGGGAAAAATTTAAAAAACTGTATGGACAGCAGCAACGTATTTAGGCCCAAAGATCCTTTTTACAAAGACATAAAGGTGTACGAAAATAGATTTAGAGGGGGAAAGATAGATTCGACGGAAGTAGGTGTCACAGTGTCACCTGTCACAGAGTCACCACTTTCGGACGTGGGTGCAACTCCCACTTCCTCCAATGGTACTGTAGCTCAGCAGGCAGAGCATCTGATTTGTAATCAGACGGTCGCAGGTTCGATTCCTGTCAGTACCTCCATTGAGAATAAACCTTTTAAAAGCCCTCCTATTCGCCACGACATAAGGCGAATAATTGTTTAATATGTCAGAAGGTAAAGATTTAGAATTAGATTTGTACTCAGACATAAGGGCTCGGGTTATTGAGAAAAAGCACTCAAAGGAAATGAGTGAATTTTTTGCAAGGAGCGACATGACGATGTCTAACCCTGATCGGGTTACTGAGATTTTGTTTTTGTGGAGCCAAGGTTGGAGTCAAACAAANATTTGCAAAAAGCTCAAGGCAGATCCCTACAGCGTAAGCACAATAATTGTAGAGTATGCTGATTTTGTTGGAAACTGGCGTGAATTAGGTGGAAAGTTGGCCGCTAGAGTTTACTTAAGATTTGCTGATTTAGAAAATCAATTGATAGATAAGGTTTCCGCTAAACTAGAAAGCGGTGATCTGCAAGTTGGATTTAAAGACTTAAAGGAGCTAAGCATAGCCAAAGCAAACGCAAGTAGAGAAGCATTAACTGCTCGTGGTGAAGCAAGTAACATAAACGAAGAAAGGGTAGTGTACACCCAAGAGGATTATGAAAAGGCTGCAAAGGATGCGGAAGAAAAGTTAAAACAAATGAAAAAAGCTAAAGTAGAGGAGGTAACAGATGTATAGATTTGCTGATGAAGATGAAGATTTTCAAAATGAAAAAATACATGAGGGTTTAATTCCAATTCTTGAAGATTTGTCAAAGTTACATTTTGAAGAGTCCTGGGTTATTGCAATTGAGAATGGAAAGCTAATAATTGTTGGTTCGTCTCCAGAGCGACTGTTTGATGCTTTTTTTGCTACGATTAAAGATCTAGGGGGTTAATGAATTTAAAGTTTACAAAGCACCCAATGTTAAGGAGTCCAACTGATGAGGAAATAGTTTTTCTTGGTCAGAATGATTCCGCTGCTTTGAAAGCTTTACACGAGGCCCACGAGGGTCGAATAGCTAGTGCTAATCGTGATCCATTACGTTTTGGCTTTGAGCTAGAAGGTTGGGAAAGGATGCGTTGGGGTTTAGCAAATTATGGAGAATGTTTAACGCTTGGGGGGAATCGTAGCGGAAAAACAACCGGCTGTGCCAAAATGGTTATGGAAGCAGCGACTGAAAGTATGGATGGGCACATCGTATGTTTTAGTCAAAACGCTGATACTAGCGTAAAGATTCAACAGGCTGCGGTTTGGGAAATGATGCCCAAGGAGTTCAAAAAGAAGACCAAGGGCATCGAGGGATACATTAATTTTTCAATGAAGAATGGTTTTACTGGTAGTAGTTTTATTTACCCAGACACCAGGACTAGAGTTGATTTCAAAACCTACACTCAGTTTTCAAACAACCAAACAATCATAGAGGGTTTTCAATTTGGATTTAAGGAGCCTAAGGGTCTTAACATAGGTGTTTGGCTAGATGAATATTTGGGTGATTCTACGTTGGTAGATACTTTACGCTTTAGGTTAGCTACTAGAGATAGCAAAATGATTATTGGCTTTACGCCAATTGATGGGTACACCCCGTTTATTTCTGATTATTTAAAGGGGGCTCAAATTCTTGAAACAAAGCCTGCCGAGCTGTTGGACGACAGGGAGCTACCAGTTAAGCAGTACAGTCCAAACAGAGATGCTGCGGTAACTTACTTGCATTCAATTGAAAACCCTTTTGGGGGTTATCCTAGACTGGCAAAAGATTTAGCAAATCGTCCAGAAGAAGAAGTATTAGTTCGAGCCTACGGGATGCCCGTTAGGTCTATGACAACTTTGTTGCCTCTTTTTAGTCCTGAAGTAAACGTACTATCTGACAAAGAAAATAAATATGGGATGAAGTTCCCAGACATTAGCGATAACAAAAACTTTACCCACTACCAAGTGGTTGACCCCGCCGGTGCTAGGAATTATACGGCTATATGGGCTAGTGTTGATAAGTCAGGAAACGTTTACATTGGGCGAGAGTGGCCAGATAGGGACACCTACGGCGAGTGGGCTGTATTTGGTGATCCTAAGTGGAAAACTGGCCCAGCTGCAAAGAAAGAAGGCTACGACGTAAAAGGATATGTCGATTTATTTAACGAAATCGAAGAGGAAATGGGGATCGAAGTTTTTGAAAGAATAGGAGATTGTCGTTATTTTGCTAGGGAAAACGAAAACAACGACGACTTGTTTACTTCGTTTGACGAAGAAGGAATGATTTTTTACCCAAGTGATGGCCGAAGCGAAGAAATTGGAATTACGGCTTTAGATGAATGGTTTAGCTATAATCCAAATGCCGAAATTGATAAAGCAAATAGGCCTAGATGTTTTATTCACGAAANTTGCGGCAACCTAATTGATTCGTTGGTTCATTATGGTGCTATGGGAAGAGGAGACGAAGCTTTAAAGGATTTTTTTGATTTAATTCGTTATTTGCGAATGACAAACGGAGGAGAAGGACCAGATCACGTAACAAACAAAAGTTTAGAAACAATTAAAATGAAGACAGGAGGATATTAGATGAAAATTAGATTAACTGAAATTGCAAAAAAATTAAACATCTCATTCGAAGAGGCAATGAAACTAAAGGAAGAAAAACTCTGTAGCGACATGGCTAAGGGCAAGGGTAAAAACACTTGGATCGACGAAGAGGGGCAATCAATACTAATTGATTCCTTGGATGTCCCTGAGGCCGTGCCAAAGCATCATAGAGGAGTTGTTCATAGTCATTGTCGCAACCCTAATTACATGTATGTCATGATACCTAACCCCCCCCAAAAGGTTGCTACTGCGGTCCCAAGAAAACTTTACAATAAGATGAAGGGGAAAAAAGTAACAATCGAAGAAATAGCAGATGTCAATGGATCAAGTTTTAGATACGTCCCAGCAGATAGATATAACTAAAGACAAAGTTTGGATTCAAGAACAAATAGATAGATTTGTTGCTTGGGAAATATTTATTAGAATGGCAAGGGGAGAAGAAATGCTTCCTATGACTCCTCTTGATTTGTGTGATAGAATAGGCGTTAACAAGGAGTATGTGTATGACCTCATACAGCAAATCAAACAAAGAAAAAAAATAGATGCAAAATGATTCATTAACATACGTTGGGAAAGAACCCGACATTAGGGCTCTAGCAAAGGCCTACGATCAGTCTACGCTAGAGCTAGAGTCCTATTTCCAATTATGCCGAAACGCATACGATGACAGGCGAAATTGGTGGCCAGGAAAATCTAGGGATTTAAGGAAGCATGGAGCAGACGCTTTCCCTTGGGAGGGAGCAAGCGACATGGAAAGCCATGTAATCGACGAGCGAATCACACGATTGGTTAGTATGTTCATGAGTGCATTGCAGGCCGCGAACATAATCGCTTTTCCCACTGAAGTTAATGACATTGGAAAGTCAAAAATTGTTTCTAATTTTTTAAAGTGGATGGTTAGCAGCGGGTACATTCCTCGTTTCATGAAGGAAATGGAGCTAGGTGCTAATTATTTGTTAGAACGAGGAATACTTATAACCTATGTTGGCTGGAGGAGAGAAGACCGCAGTTTCTTACAACGTCTTGGTCTTGACGAAATAACACGCCTTAATCCACAACTAGGACAGCAAATTGCTAATGGGTCCGACGAGGCAGCTATAGCTTTATTGCAACAAGCATTTTCAGAGGTAAGCGAAAAAAGGGCTCGAAAGGCAATGAAAAGCCTAAGAGATACTGGATTTGCAGAACTTCCTATTGTTCGAAGGCAAGTGGATGCTCCAGATGTTAAAACATTAGCACCAGATGGAGACTGGGTTTTTCCAGCATATGTTACAGATCCTCAACGTGCTCCTTACGGTTTTTACCGCACTTATTTGTCGGCTCAAGATCTTAGACTAAAAGTCAAAACTGATGGCTGGGATGAAGACTTTGTCGATTATGTAATAGAAAAATACAGTGGGGTAAACATTGATTCCATAGAAAGGGAGCAAGAGGGTCGTAGAACAATTTCTTTAACAGACATGAACTACGAAGCTGAAGAGCTAGTAGAGATTGTTTATGGCTATCAACGCCTCATTGATCCAGATGATGGATCTGAGGGGATTTACTGCACTGTATTTCACCGAGAGTTTAGCGGAGACGAAACAGCTCCTGGATATGCAAAATTTGAACTTTTAAATGGTTACGAAAATTATCCAGTCATAGTATCTAAACTGTCTGAAGACAGTAAAAGGCTTTACGACACTTTAACAATTCCTGATTTGCTTAGGGGAATTCAGAATCAAGTAAAAATTGAAAGAGACTCTAGGATTGATCGCAACTCTCTAGCCACTCTTCCGCCGTTAATTCATCCAGTAGGGCAAGCACCTACGGACTGGGGACCAGGACGCAAGGTGGCTAGAAGACGACCAGGCGACATTGAATTTGGTCCAACGCCAAGGTTTGATAGTGGGTCGCTGGAAATGGAAAACACCATGATGGCACAAGCTGACCGGTTAGTTGGGCTAGACGAAACGTCCGGTTCTTCTCAAGTCAGAAGGCAATTTTTAGTAAACAAATTCTTGCAACATGCAGGAGAAGTAGTGGCGTTGTGTTATCGTTGTTTTCAAAGATTTGGACCAGACAAAATATTTTTTCAAGCTACTGGAATTCCAGATCCTCAATCTTTTGAAAAAGGAGACCCTGATGAAAATTACGACGTAACAATTAGCTACGACGTAATGAATTCAGATTCAGAAGCTCAAGAAAAAAAGCTAGAAAGATTAGTTTCTTTAGTTTCACTTGATCGAAACGGTAGAATTAACATGGATAAGCTTCTTGGTGTAATTGCTAATAGCATTGATCCAGTATTGTCCGATTCAGTTATAGAGCCAGCACAACAATCTCAAGAAAAACTTTTAAAGAATATTACTGATGACTTATCGAAAATTTATGCAGGTATCGAAGTACCAGCACGTCCTAATGGTGCTCAAGCAGCTATGCAAATTATTCAACAATACGCATCTCAGGAAGACGTTGCTCAACGTTTACAGCAAGATCAAAAGTTTGCTGAAAGGCTTCAGAAATATGCTGGTCAATATCAGTTTGCGATGCAGCAAGCTCAAAATGCCCAAATAGGAAAAATTGGTACACCTCCAGCTACAATGGGTGGAGCCCAGACTCAAGGAATGCAATAATGCTTGCTGATAAAGAAATAGAAATACTGGGACATAACGAACAGTTTGCCATGTATCTTAACCAATTAAATTTGGTTAAACAAGATTGCATACAAGAAATGCGTAATGCCGGAACTGAAAGACTCCAGCAAATTAGTGGTCAAATCATAGCGATAGATGATGCTTTAGACCTAGGAAACTGGGAAGAGATAAGAATTCGTTGGAAAGAAATTCTTCAATAAAAAGATGTGCTATACTTCAACTCAGCCGTCGCTCGGCGTAAATGAGTGGAGTAATTATGTCAAAAGAAATCATCGAAGCCCCAGCAGAGGCTGAACCAAATCTTGCGGTACCAACTAATATATCAGCAGAGGATTTTGCAATCCAACGCTTGGAGCAATCTCGGGTAGATTCAGAAGTCGTAGAACCGGCGGAAGAGGAAGAGTCTGAGGAAGTTCCAGAATCGGGTGAAGAGGCTCCCGCAGCTGAAGCACCAGATGTTCTTTCACAGTTCAACTTGGATGAAATGTCTGAGGACGAAATCAAGGAGTTATCTAAAGCACTTGGTAGCAGAGCAGTAGACCGTTTTGGCGAACTGACTAAGCGAGCTAAAGGAGCTGAAGAGCGACTTGCAGAGTTAGAGGATTCCCTTAAAAATAATCCGTTAAGTCCAAAGGAGGATGTTAAAAACAATCCTTTTAGTGACATTAACGATATTAGTACATTACAGGAAAAGGCAAATGAGATAAATGACGTTATCGAGTGGGCCGAAGACATCCTCTTTGAGTCCGACGAATATGGACCCAATGCAGAAGTAGCAGAGGTAGAAGGCAAAAGCATGACAAAGGCTGAGGTTCGCTCAGCTTTAAAAAATGCTCGCAAATCCAGAGATTCATTTCTCCCTAGCCAATTAAAAAAAATTCAAGCGCTAGAGCATTCAGCTAAAGTCAAATCAGATTTTGGTCGCAAAGCAATTGAAGAGTTTGATTGGCTAAAAGACGGGGGTGATGAAACGATGAGAAATCGTTTTCTGGAAATTGCTGGGCATCCAGATCTTCAAAAGTTTTATAAAGACTCGCCAAAGATTGGTGCTCAGATGCCATACATTCTAGCTCATGCCGCAGACAGCATGTACAATAGGAAGGTAATAAAAGATACTGTCAAAAAGGCAAAGATCAATCCTCCTAGTCCACTAACCACTTCAGCCAAGTCTGAAAAGCAAGAGAGCAGATCCTCTAAGGCCATAAAAGACCTAGGAGCGAGATTCAAATCTAGCGGAACCAATGATGATTTTATTCAAATGAGAACCAAACAGCTAGCATCAAGGCTAGCATAACTTAAACTTAGCTAAACAATATAATGGCTTTTTCACCAACATACGATACAACAAACCCAGGAGCGGCGGTTTCTAATCGTGAGGACCTAACAGATATTTTGACTATCTTGGCCCCCGAAGAAACTCCCGTCCTTTCGTCTGCTTCTAAAACGCAGGCAAACGCAACATTCGTAGAATGGACTGTTGATTCACTCGACTCTCCTAGCACTGCCGGAACCGCTGAAGGTTCTGACGTTACTGCATTTACGGATAAATTNAGTGGTCGTGCTCGCCTCGGCAACTACGTTCAGAAGTTCCGCCGTGACTACATGGTCTCGGATCTTCAAGACGCAGTTGAATCCGTAGGTCCTGCAAAGACTGCTCAAGCAGAAGCAAAGGCACTTCGAGAACTCAAGAGAGACATCGAAGCAACTCTTTGTTCTACTAATGACCGTAGTGCCGAAGATGGTGCTGGAACAGTTTACAAGCTTCGTGGCTTGGGTGACTGGATTGATTCTTCTGGACCGTCTGACGTTCCAGCTGATTACCGCACTCCTGCGGCTTCCATTCACGCTAGTGGAGCGTTTACTGAAACAGTTCTTAACAATCTGATTACTTCCATTTACCGCGTAAATGGTGCATCAAACAACCTGACTCTGGTTGCAGATACGGCTCTACGTCGTGTTATTAGCGACTTTGCTCGACTTGGAGAGCTTGGAACGGCTGGATCTGGAGATGCTTCTATTCGCAACGTAAACTACAACGGCGAATCTGCTCAGATTAAGCTCTCTGTTGAGCTTTATCATTCTGACCACGGAGTTATTTCAATTGTAAACATGAATCCTGATTGTGCTCCTGATACGACCAATAAGGATACTGGATACTTGATGCAACCCGAGTTCATGTCTGTTGCAGAACTTATTCCAACCGGTTCTACTCGCTTGCCAAATCTTGGCGGTGGTGAACGCGGAATAGTTGACTCAACCCTCACCCTTTGCGTAAAGCACCCAGGTGCTTTTGGCAAAATCACAGCTCTTAGCTAAACCATAGGAGGTAAATTAAAATGGCTATCGAACTAAAACAAATTGGCGACATCCAAACACTAGCATTGGGTTACACTCATGAAGCATCATTTGAGGCTTCGGAGCTGTCAGCTTCAACAGGGTCACAAACGACTGCTGTTCAGGTTGGCGAAGCCGCAATGGCTGGAGTTATTGCTAAGGCAGCAATTATCGTTGACGAACTAGTGACTGCTGATGTCAGCACTGGTAGTGCTGTCAGTGATGCTACTATTGCACTTGGTGATGATGGAGACGACAATGGTTTTGTTGCTGAAGTAAATTGCTTTACAGGCGACACTGCTAATCTTATCTATGAGAATACTGGGGCTCTTCTAAATGGAGCAACATCTACTTCTCATCTTGTAAGTGCAGTAAACATTGACTCCAATGGAACTGGCAATGGTTTTGGAAACGCTACTAAAGGTAAATTTAGAATCCTTGTAGCTTATTACCCAACCGCTGGTAAACTACACAGTTAATAATTCTTCTAAATAAAATTATTCAAAGGGAGGTCAGGCCAGTTCTGGCCTCCCCTTTTTTATGAAATTTCTTAAATGTCAAGGCGTGGGTTGCAATGTACGATATGATTGTGACCGTTATGAACCAAAAGTTTTTGTTAATAGCAAAAAAACTAAATTGTATTTTTTAGCAAAAAGTCTAAATATATTTTTTAAAAATTGTTTGTTTTTTAAAAACATTAAGTAATGGAAATAATTACAAAGCTACCTACTTATTCTGATGGAGAAATTAATCGTGCGTTTATGCGTGAGATTAAAACTGGATTTAAACTAGAGCGTGAAACTGAAGACGCTAGGGAAGCTGCTGTTGCCAAAGAGGCAAAAGAAAACGTAGGAGTTAAACATCCTGTTTTGGGTCGCCCAGTTGCTAGCTTTGACGCTCGAACATTTTTTCGGTTAATACAAAAATACGGGCACGAAGAAGTACACAGTGTAGAGTTTTTAAAAGATTACCAAAAAAGATTTCCACATCTTTCCCCTAATGCAATTTAAAACTAATAAATCTTTATACGATTTAATTTCTGCACTAGCAGGAACAGATAATTTTACATCTACTGAGCGTGAATTTTTGCTCAGTATGGCTAATCGTAGATTTTACGAAGCATATCAAACATCAGATATTTGGCCTAGATATTTAACAGTTGGTGAAGCTAGGGCAATTTCTTCTTCAGTTGTTCCATACACTGAAGGATCTCTTAACGAAATTGCTCAGTTTATGAGAATACATAGACTTCAGCCTTTTCTTAGAAACTCAACAATAGAATTTGATTTCTTTGTTGATTCAAGTGGTGCTCATGTTGAAAATTTAGTCCCTACAGACACTACCACCGTATATGTAACATACAAAAAAGTTTTAACTGATTTGACTACGTTAGATTACGATGGAGAACTAGGAACCCAATTGGTTCCAATTGAATTTTTTCATTTTATGGGACATGCTACATATGCAGACTTTTTAAGAATGGATGGACAGTTGGAAAAAGCTATTACCGAAGAACAAATTGCTAAACAATATTTAGATACTGAACTAGAAAAAGCTGAATCAGTAGCTAACATAAACGCTCTTAACACAAGAATTAACACACACGTAAACCGACAATCACGATAAATGAATCAATTAGTCACAAACTTATATCCTCGCCCAAACTCAACGGTTGCTGGAGAAAACCTATCCTGTGCTACATCAGGATCTGGCGTTTCTTTTGCTGCTTTTGACAGCGACACCAAGTACGTTATGATAGATGTACAAGACAATAATGTTATTGTTACATTTGACGGTAGCGCCCCTACTGCATCTAATGGTCATCTNCTAATAAAGGAAAAAGGACTTATTACCCTTAGTGCTGAGGCTGCTAAGGCTGCTAAATTTCTAGGTGTATCTGGTGCTTCAATAGTTCACGTTTCACAATTTGTGTAATGAACCCTGAGCTAAACAAGCTTGGCTTGGGAACAATAGGATCAATACTTGCTGTTTCTTTTCAAGGAATTAGCGAGGTAATGTCTATTGCCGCTTCGGTTTGCACAATTGCGTACATGGGTCTTTGGGTATATAAAACAATAGTAGAATTAAGAAAACGATGAATGGAGAGTTAGTGGCAATGCTTGGAGGTGGAGTCACGGGATTTGTAATGAAACTAATCTCGGCTCAAATGAACATCCAAGCAAATGCTATCAAGTCCATGATTCAGAAACAGGAAGTTTCGGATGCTTCAGCAGACAGAGCAGCAGAACGATCAGGAGAAAGTGGAGCATGGGTGCGTAAGCTCATCGCTATGTGCATATTGTTTTCAGTGGTATTTGCTCCCTTCATCATGGCCTTCTTCGACATACCAGTGACGATTGAAGCACAGAAACTAGGCATCTTTAAATTTTTAGGAATAGGAGCAGATAAATGGAAGAATTTAGAGGGGTTTGTATTATTGCCCGAGGTTAGGCAAGGTATGCTGGCTCTACTAGGATTTTACTTTGGAAGTTCACAAGTTAAGTAATGGATATAAGCGACAAGACAGCAGTGACTATACCCCTACGCAACTTGATTGCGTTGATTGGGTTTACTGTAGTTAGTGTTACGGGTTACGTTAACATGACTAGCCGCATCGCTAGCTTAGAGAACGCTCAGAACATTAGGGATGTCGAGATAGGGATGAACACTGAGTTCCGTATCAAATGGCCTAGAGGAGAGCTAGGAGCCTTACCTGACGACGCTGAACAAAATTTAAGGTTACAATACCTTGAGAAAAACATGGAGGAAATTGGCAGCACTGTAGAAAAACTTAAAACCTATGGTAGTGTTAATTTTGAACTACGCGACAAGAACTACCTAGACGTAAAGGAATAATATGAAGTATGGAACACGCAAACCATGCCCAATGGGCAAATCTATGAAAACTAAAAAAAAGGGTAATAAAAGATCAACTAAAAGGACTTACTAATGCCAAAAGGTAAGAAAANATCTTGTGGCTGTGCTAAATGCTCTGGAAGAAGGAGNGTTAGATAATGCCCAAAGACGCTTGTTATAGAAAAGTGAAAGCTAGGTACAAGGTGTTCCCATCTGCGTATGCAAGTGGGGCTATAGCTAAGTGCCGTAAGGTGGGTGCTGCCAATTGGGGGAAGCGTAAGAAGGCAAAGTAATGGCTGTACGGAAGACAAAGAAAGGTGCTGATCTTAAACGTTGGTTCAAGGAGAAGTGGGTAGATGTACGCACTGGAAAGCCTTGTGGTCGCCGTAAAGGGGAGAAACGTGGCACCCCATACTGTCGTCCATCTAAGCGTGTAAGCGGCAAGACTCCTGTAACTAAAGGAGAAATGACTGCATCACAAAAACGATCAAGGGTAGCCCAAAAGAAAAAGCTAGGGCAACCAGCAGGTAAACCAAGAAGAGTAAAGGCAGTAAGACGTGGCAAAAATAAATAAGAAAAACATGAAGTGTAACGTTCCGCGAAGGCAAGTCCTTGGCGGAAAAAAATCTGTTGTAAAAGCCTGCCAAGGCGGGAAAGAAAAAATAATACGCTTCGGGGATGCCAAAATGAGCATCAAAAAAAGTAGCCCAGCACGTAAAAAAAGTTATTGTGCTAGGTCAGGTGGTATCAAAGGTAAAAGCAATAAGCTTTCTGCAAACTATTGGAGCAGGAGAGCTTGGAATTGTTAAATGGATAGGTACGAAAAATACGGAAGATTGGATGATCGTCCAATAAAAGATATAGAGTCTGGATTTAAGGGGTTTAACAATCGAATAAGGCCAGATCAACTTCCTAATGGAGTGCTTGAAGAGTCTCTTAATGGAAGATGTGATTTGGGTGGAGAATGGCAAACCAGAAAGGCTATTCAAATTAAGTTAGCACCATTCGCAAGCCCTAACTTTGTTCTTCCATTTAATTTATATGCAAATGTAACTAGCAGTAGTCTTTCTGGTCCATCTACTGGTGTTATTACTATTAATTTTTCATCTGCTCATGGAATTACAGATCAAACTTTAGTTAATGTAAGCGGAATTACTGGGGTAACGCCCGATCCAAACGGTAATAAAATTGCAACCGTAACTAGTGCAACAGCTTTAACTATTTCTGAGAGCGGGGCAACCGGAACAGCAGGTGGAACGGCTACGGTTGGATCTGCCTATTTAGATGACAATGCCATTGTTAAAATATATGGTTCTATGTCTTTTTATGATGACGCAAATAACAATGCTTCATACATTTTAGTTGCTGGAAATACAAGTGCTACCGCATTTAACCTAAGCACAAACGCGACAAGCAGCATTGCGTACCCAACTGGAGTAACCATATCCCAAGATGTTGATATGATCCAGTTTGATAACAAGGTCTATATCCATCAAGACGGTGTTACCGCAATGGAGTGGGACGGTGACTTTACTGGAACGCCGGCATTTACAAATGTTCCTAATGGAGATTTTACTCAGCCCGTATCATTTTCTTCAACTGCTTTTGAAATAACCAATAACGTTGGGAAAGTAACGGTATCAACTCCATCTACTCACGGATTAAGTGTTGGCGATAAAGTTGTTTTGACTAGTGTCGGGTCTAGTGGTTTAACAAAAAATGATGAGTTTTCTGTATCTGAAATTGGATCAAGTAGTATATTTTTCTTTTCTGTTACGTCTCCAAACTTGAGCAGTATAACTGACACAAAATGGACCCAGGCTATATCTCAGGGAGTTGGGTTCACTCATAGTCCTGCTCCTCCGTTTGCAGTTGTCCATCAAAAAAGAATGGTTGTTCCATTTAACTATACGATGACTGGGTCCTCAGGGAGCCCAACTATAACAGATCGAAAAGTTAGAGATGAACTTTTATTTTCTTTAGTTAGCGATTCTGATGTATTTGATTACATTTATGGGCAGTTTAAATTCATGTCTAAAAAATCAGATTTTATAGTTGGAGTTCATAGTTTTTCTGATGACCAACTTGTTGTTTTAAATAGAGAAAGTATTTTTGTAGTAAGCAATTCGTTGGACTTAAAAGAAGCTCAAACAACTTTACTAAGTAGCGACTTAGGCTGTATAGCAAGATCTTCAATTCAACAAATTGGAAATAAGTTAATGTTTTTATCAGACAATGGAGTATACGCATTAGACTTTAGAGATCTTTATAATTTAAGAGGTCAAGATATTCCACTTAGCGAATCAATTAATTCTTCCATAANCAGAATTAATCAAGACGCTGTTGAAAAAGTAAAATCAGTTTACTTTGATAACAGATATTATTTAGCCGCTCCAATTGACGGATCTTCCGAAAACAATGCTATTTTTATATTTAATTTTTTAAACAAAGAATGGGAGAGCATAGATACGGTTAATGACGATAAATGGGATTACAGAGACATTCTTGTGGCAGGGGATGGAGGTAGCCGTGGAGTGTATGCTGTAAATCAAAATGGGGGAATCCACAGGTTAGACGCTTTAGATTCTGGAAATGATAACATTATTACTCAAATCGGAGGCAGTCCAATTTCTGTTTTAATTAATGGAGTTGCTACAACTAGAGCAATAAATGGAAATGACTTAGATCGTAAAAAATGGAAACTTTGGGATTTACACGTTGAATCTAGTCCTAGTGCAAATTCAAACGCTGCACTATCTGCTATTACAGAGAACATTGATGCTACAATAGATCTAGGGTCTATCAAGTCTTATCATAAAGGCTTACTTCAGAGTGGAGAGGATATTTCAATTAGGGGAAGGTTTGGTCCAAATAGAGCATATAGCATTCAATTTAAATTGGAAAGCACTCAAGGCAGACCAAAAATAAGAGCAGTTAAAATTAGTGGTAACAAAACTTTTAGAAGCACAAACGAAGCAATATAATGGCAAACAAATTTATTACTGGAAACTCTTTTAGTACAGGCGATCAAGTTACATCAACTAAGCTAAATGAATCAATTAATTTAGCAACTTTTGATAGTGGTGCGGTAGATGACTCTACGACTGCCATTAGCTCTGGTGCAATAATTGTTAAAGATGGTGGAGTATCTCCTTCAAAAATTAGCACAGGTGGGCCGTCTTGGGATTCTAGTGGAAATGTTTCAGTGTCTGGAAATATTGATGTAGATGGAACTACGAATTTAGATGCTGTAGATATTGATGGAAATGTACAAGTTGACGGCACGGTTACTGTAGGAGTAAATGACACAGGACATGATGTTAAGTTTTTTGGAGATACCTCTGGAGCATACATTCAGTTTGATGCTAGTGCAGACAAGTTACTAACTGCTGGCGGTGCTACCGTTGATGTCGTAAAAGACAAGTTGCTTATTGGAGGAACAGCAGTAACAACAACCGCTGCTGAATTAAATGTACTTGATGGTGTTACTGCGGGAACAATAACGGCAAGTAAGGGAGTAGTTGTAGATAGCAACAAAGACATTGCTAGCTTGCGTAACATAACGCTTACCGGTGAGCTAGATGCTGGTAGTCTTGATGTTAGTGGCAATGCTGATATTGATGGAACTCTTGAAACCGACGCTTTATCAATTGATGGAACAACAGTTACCTCTACCGCAGCCGAATTAAATATTCTTGATGGAGTTACTTCTACTACCGCTGAACTAAACATTTTGGATGGAGTTACTTCTACCGCTTCTGAAATAAATCTTTTAGATGGTTCTACTGCAAACACTGTAGTAAACTCAAAAGCTGTTGTATACGGATCAGGTGGGCAAGTTGCCGTAACATCTCTTTCTGGAACATTAGCTGACGGAGTAACGGGAACTACCCAAAGCTCTGGTGATAACTCCACTAAGGTGGCGACCACTGCTTACGTTGATGCTCAGGTGGCAACATCTGACGCTTTGTCTGAAGTTCTTGCTGTTGGTAACACTACTGGGTCTACAAACATTGTTGTTAGTAATGGTCAGTCTATAACCACTAACACTATTGCAGAAACTACTTCTGGATCTGGCGTAACTATTGATGGCGTTCTTATAAAAGATAATGCAATTACAGCATCTGGAGAAATAGATGGTGGATCACTAGACATATCTGGTGACGCAGACATAGATGGAACTTTAGAGGCCGATGCAATAACAGTTAATGGTACAGCTTTAGATACAGTTATTGCAGGAACAACAGTTACAAACGCAACAAACTCTGCTCATGTTTTAGTAACTGATAATGAAAGCACTAACGAAGAAAACCTAATTACTTTTGTAGAGGGGGCAACCTCAAGCACAGGCAATGTTGGTTTGGAGATGGATGGAAATCTTTCATATAATCCAAGCACAGGAACAGTTAGTTCTACAGTTTTTAAAGGTAACATTGATGCTGTAGATGGAGACTTTGATGGCACTCTTGAAGCTGATGCAATTACTATTGGTGGCACTGCAATAGGCTCTCTTTTTAGCCCAATTGCAGGTGGTTCTGATATAGTTACAACAGGGGCACTAAATTCTGGATCAATAACCTCTGGGTTTGGAAATATAGATATTGGTTCATCTAATCTTACGTCTACAGGATCAGTTAGCTTAGGAGCAACGTCTTTTAATGACAACAACATTACTAATGTTGGCTCCATTGCATTAGACACAATTACTAATGACGGGACTGATGTTACTATCGACTCGTCTGGGGATATTATCCTAGATGCTGATGGTGCAGACATCCGATTAAAAGACGATGGAACCCAATTTGGTAGATTTGCAAATAGTGCAAGCAATCTTATTGTTGCTTCTTCTGTTTCAGATAAGGACATTTTGTTTAATGGTAGTGATGGTGGAGTACAAATTACTGCATTAACGCTTGATATGTCAGCCGCTGGAGCTGCTACATTTAATGACAAGATTACGGCTGTAGGAACCTCAGTATTTACAAATCTTGATATATCTGGGGATATAGACGTTGATGGAACTACCAATCTTGATGCCGTAGATATAGATGGTGCAGTCGATATGGCTTCTACTTTGACTGTTGCTGGAGACACAGTTTTAAATTCAGATTTAGAAATTAATGTTAATGGTGCATCAAACAGCAGTAAGGCGATTGTAATAAATAGCAGTGGAACTAATTTTGAGTCCGATGATGGCATGATAAGACTTCTTCACCCAAGCACTGGAAGTGGTGCTTTGACGGGTGGATTCTTTATGAAGTTTAATGCTAATAGTGCTGACAAATTTACAGTTAAAGGTAATGGTGACACAGCTATTGCTGGAAATATAGATGTCGATGGAACGGCTAATTTAGATGCCGTAGACATTGATGGTGCTGTTCAAATAGACTCAACGCTTACCGTAGGCGTAGATGATACTGGTCATGATGTTAAGTTCTTTGGGGCAACTAGTGGTTCTTATATGCTATGGGATGAGTCCACGGATGACTTAATTCTTGGTGGAGCGGCTCAGATTGGTGTTGGCACTACAAGCCCTCAAGCACCTATTCACACTGTTGGAGATACTGCTTTTGCTGAAGCTGCTATATTTGCCAATAATGGATCTGCTTCAAGTTGGGCTAGGGCTGATTGGTCAAATGATCAAGCATCTGGAACTGGCATAGTTTATCGAGACAACAGTGGAAACTTTGTTTTCAGGAACGACAACAGCAGTGGGTCAGCAATGACATCTATAATCATGGCTGGAGGATCTACTGCTGGCAACATTGCATTTTATAAAGACAGTTCCAATGAAATAGCTAGGTTTGATTCTAATGGAAAATTAGGCATTGGCACCTCGGCTCCTGGTCACACTCTTGATGTATCAGGCGAGTTCCGTGTAAACGGCGGCGGTTCAGGAAGCATTGTAGTCAACGACGAGGACAGCTCGCTTTGTCCCACGATGACGTTTTTACGCAATGGTGCAGGAACCACTTCTAACGACTTTATTAAGTTTGAGAACAGTGGCGGTGAAGTTGGATCAATCAACTCTTCTGGTGGAGCTTCTTTTAGCGGCGATGTGGTTGCGTCTGGCAACTTGTTTGTGGGTGGCACTGCTCTTGCCCAAGCGGATAGTTTAGGTGTTACTCCAACAGGTATTATTTACTCTGCACGAGCATCTGGCTCTGCGACTCATGCTATTTTTTACAATGGCTCTTCAGTGGTTGGTAGCATAACAACGTCAACTTCAGCAACAGCTTTTAATACCTCATCCGATTACAGGCTTAAAGAAAACGAAACAAATATTATAGACGGCATTGATCGGCTGAAGCAGCTTAGTCCATATCGCTTTAACTTTAAAGTAGATCCAGATGAAACGGTAGATGGGTTCTTTGCTCACGAAGTTTCAGATATTGTTCCAGAAGCAATAACAGGAACTAAGGACGGCATGAAGGATGAGGAGTATGAGGTGTCTCCTGCGGTCTATGAAGATGTTGTTCACCCAGCAGTTGACGCTGTTTATGAGGACGTAGTTCATCCAGCTACTTATGAGGAAGTGGTACATCCAGCAGTGGAAGCCACTTATGATGAAGACGGCAATGAGCTTACCCCTGCTACAGAGGAATACAGAGAGCAAGTGTTGCTTACTGAAGAGTACACAGAACAAGTGTTGGTTACTGAAGCTGTAGAAGAGTGGACAGAAAGTGTTCTAGTTACTGAAGCAGTGATGGATACTCGCAGTGTTCCTGACTATCAGGGCATTGACCAATCTAAACTAGTACCGCTCCTGACCGCAGCACTGCAAGAGGCTGTAGCTAAGATAGAGGCTTTGGAAGCTAGAGTGCAAACACTGGAAGGATAATAACTGCTGAACAAGCATAGATATGGCTAACGGAGATACAGATCAAAATCCAGGTGAAGAGGATCTTCAGAGATATGATTTATATAGCAGGGAGGAAGAGCAAGAAATCCTTGCCAAGATGGATGAGCTTGCCCTTGCTGGTCAACTTGATGATGATAGCTATAGGGGAATCCTTGATGATTACGGTCTCACTGAAGATGATTTTACTCCTCCTGTAAACGTTGGAGGTATGGGTGATTATAATGATCGAGAAGGGTATCAATATGATGACGGGTACGACCTTGGCCGCGTTCCTCCCAAAACTGGAGATTCTTTTGACTCTTCTGATTCTACAAATTATTCCATTAATGAAACTGGACTTAATGTCGAAGAAGGAGGTGGCCCTTATGGGGGATCTAATACGGATGTAGGAGACATCTCTGGAGGAGATTCAGGAAGTGGAGGAGGAGGATCAGGGACACCCATGGGAGGAGCAAGTGGCTCTGGAGGATCAGCAGGTGCGGGATCAAGTGGACCTGGGGCAGGAAGAGGTGGAAACGCTCGCTTTGACCCATATAATCTTCAGTACGGAAACGCTGCTGATTTTTTAAAAAATATTTTGGGAGGTGCAATAACAAATAATTTAGGTGGATTTGGAGACAACATGACAGAAGAAGAATTACAAGCTTTATTTCAAGAAC